CAGCGCGTCGAGCGAGTCCCGCACGGCGCGAAGGTCCGCGCTCTGCTCGCGCTGCGTCGCCGCAATCGCGTCGAGACGGGTCACGACGACGGCGAGCGTGCGCTCGGTCTCCGACCGCGCGGCCTCGCTCCGGTCGATGCGCACCATCGCCGCCGCTACGTCGCGCTCGACGGTGGACACACGAGTCACCGTGACACCGTACGTGACCGCCGCCGATGCGCCAGCGGATAGCAGGCTGACGAGAATCCCGACAGCCCACGCGGGAATCGACGGGCGCGTGCTGTCGGAGTCGCGGGTCACAGCGCCGCCCGAATCCCGGCCTCGATGACCGTGCTGAGCGCTGTCTCGCCCGCGTCGTTCGGGTGCACGCCGTCCGTCGTGTAGCCCGCACCCGTCGTCCACCCAGCGTCGCGCGGGTCCACGACCGTGATCGTCGACGCTGCCGCCGCAACCGCGGTTTCAATCCGTGGGTTGAGGTCGTTCACGCGCGCGTTGTGCGTCGTGTTCGTGAGTGGTGGCACGAGCACGACGACGATGGGGAGCGTCGCATCCGCCGTGTGGATGGTTGCCAGCAGGGACGCGTACGCCGCCTGCGCCGTGGGCCCATCGTAGCCCGCATCCTGGCAGTCGTTGGTACCCACGAGGAGCACCATCACATCCGGGGCATTCGCCGATATGCTGGCTGCCACGCGAGCATCAACTTCCGCGATAGTGTCACCAGACACGCCATCGTGGTCGAGGCAGCGGTCCTCTGTAGTGCCTCGGTAGATGATCGTCTCAGTCGGCGAAATGTCGCTCGTCTCAAACGCAGTAAACAGCTTCAGGCGGTAGCTTCGTCCGCTCTCCGAGAACTGGCCTTGCGTGATGGAGTCGCCGATGCAGTTGAGGTAGACCGGCGTGCGCGTGAACTTCGCGGCGCTCGGGTACTTCGCTAAAAGGTAGGCCGCGGTCGTCGCGGGGTCGGAGCCCGTGAGTACAGCGCTGTAACGCAGCACCTCAGCTATTTCGCCGAGCCACGCAAAGCTTCCGGTGTTGCTCGATCCGAGCGTGATGCCGGCCCATCGCCCCGACCCGATGGCTCCGGACGCAATCGGCGAGGACGTCGCGCCCGCCACGCTCGCCACACGATAGATGGCCCCCGACCCGTCGCCGTTGACGACAACGCGCAAGAGGATCGCGCGGTGCTCCATCGCTTGGCCGGCCGCGCTCGCAAGGGTGATGCCCGCGTTCCCTCTGATCGCTCCGGTGGCGTTCACGAAAAGCGTGTTGCGGTTCGTGCCCGCAAGACCGTCGAACGCGAGTTGCGTCGACAGGTCGTCGGGACGCAGCACGATCCACGACTCACGCGGAGCCGCCGCCGCGATGTCCGTCGTCGCGTTCTCCAGCGCGCTGAGAGCGATCCCACTCATGGCCTGTCGACCGTCGATGGGTATGCCCATTGTCACGGGGTTCGCGAATGCCTGCGTGAGCGTCGCGCCCTCGGTGCCGTCGTCGAGCCACGTGGACGTCCCGACCGTGAGCCCTGACGGCTGCCACCAGTTCTTGAGCGCCGTCTGCGCGGGCGCAAGCGGACCGCCACCCCTCACCACGGGCGAGCGTCCGCCTCGGCGGATGAGCTTGGGGATACGTGATGCGGAACCGTTCATCACGACCTCACAGGCTCGAGACCCAAACCCACGCCTCGAATGCGCTCGAACCGTCGCCAGCCTCGACGCTGACCCATGCGGTCGCCACGGTCACGTACCAGTCGAAGCGCCCGCCCGCGGGCAGGTAGACGTCCGTGGCCTCCGCGGTCGGAGCGGCTGCCCCGAGTCGGAAGCGGATGGCGTTGGCGCCTGCGATGAGCGTGGCCATGCGGCCGGCGGGAAGCGCGACGGTCGAGGCCGCGCTCGTCGTGCCGGTGCCGCTGATGCGCTGCGGCTCGCCCGCTGCGACGGTGCCAGCGTTGACGATGCCCGTGGCCACCGGGCCGCCGACGAAAAGGGGTGCGTTAGTGTCCATGGTTCAATCTCCTAGCATGCGCATCACGCGCTCGTCGTCGGTCTCGTCGGGCTCCTCAGGGAGCATCTGGAGCACGCGCTCATCGTCGGTCTCGGCGACCGGAAGCTCGGGCGCACGAGGCGTCGCCGCGACCGTAGCTGCCGCGCGCGGAGCTCCACGGGACGCGGCCTGCGCACCCGCTTCGCCGATGGCCTCAAGCGGCTGGCCTGCGACATCGCCGGCCGTGGCCGCCGCGCGTCCGTATGGGGAGCGCGCGAGTACCTGGCCGACGCGACGCGCCGTGCTGGGGTTGCGGGCCGCGGACACGATGCGATCTACGCCGTCCGCAAGCTCCCGCGCGCGCCGGACCTGTGCGGAGTCGACCGCGTCGTCCACGCGCGGAGCCGCGTCGCGGTAGCCACCTGGCACACCCTCAGGAGTCGCGCGCGCTGCACGGTCCGCCGCAGTCTCGGCGAGCGGCGAGCCGTAGTGTCGGCCGAGCCGCTGCACGAGGTCGGCGCGTGTGCGGGTGTAGCGCACGAGGTCGTCTACGTAGTCCTGCTCCGCGGGCTCCGCGGCGCGCTGCATGGTGGACTCGACCGCGGGCCGCTTGGCGCGCTGGATCGGGTCCCACTCGTTGGGGCGCTCGGGCGAGTCTTCCAAGAAGCGTCGAGCCGCGATGCGTCGGGCGGGAATCGCCGCCGTCCACGCCGGGTTGTCCCCGCGCTGAAGCGCGGATGCGCCGCCCCACTCGGGGCGCTCGAGCGCCGCGCGAACCTCGCCGTACCACTCGCGCAGCGCCTCGGCCGCTTGCGGGTCTGCGTTCGGGTTCGGGTCGCGGCCACGCATGGGGCCGACGCGGCCTTGCATGCGGCCGATGGCGCGCTTGCCCTGGTCGAGCGCAGCGTAGACCTCGCCGACGTTGCCGCGCTCGATGGCGCGCTCTGCGCGGACCGTCTGGTCATTCAGTTCCGCGCGCAGGTTGGCTAGCGCCGCGCGTCCACTGCGACCGTAGCGGCCCTGGTCGATGAACTCGCGGCGAATGCGCTCCTGCATGTCCGCGAACCAATCCATGGCATCGTCGACCGCACTCGGGTCGGCGGGCTCACGCGCAAGCGCCTCGCGAAGCGTCGCGGGCTTGAATCGGATGCGGTCGGACTCGATGGGCGAGCCGATGCGCTCGAGCTCCGTGATGGAGTCGGACACGCGTGCCGCGTCGTCGGCAGTCTGCGTGACGCCGCCCTGGGCAGCGCGCAGGAGACGTCCGAGTCCGCCGATGCCCGCGATGCCGCCTGCGATGCCGCCGCCAATCGCGCCGCCCGTGGCCGCGTCCTCGGCGATGCCTTCCATGTCGGCCGCCTGCGAGCCACCCGCGCCCGCAAGCACGCCCTCGCCCGCCGCTTGCGCGATACGAGCTCCAACGGCGCTACCGCCGGACATGCCTGCGCCCGCTTGCGGGATGAAACGCCCGACGCCGAGAGCGCCGCCGACACTGCCAGCGATGAACTGGCCCGGCGCCGCTTCGGCCGCTCGCGCTTGCTGGCCGCGGGCCGTGTCGCGCACGTCCTCGTACGTGACGCGCGCCGCCGCGTCGGCGTAGCGGTCCTCTTGGCCCTCGGGAGCCATGAGACGGCCGAGTCCGCGCCGCTGCTCCTCGGACATGCCTGCCGCCAGGCCGCCCGCGAGCTCGTCGACCCATCCCGCGGTCGCGCCCTCGGCGACCCCTCGCACGAGGCCGGTCGCGCGGTCCATGGCGGCGGGCGCGTCCTCGTCAGCGAGGATGCCGAGGGAGCGGAGCATGTCGAGGATGCGATCGCGCTCCGGGATTCGGCCCGTGACCTCCTGCTCGTCGAGCGTGATCGCGTTGCCGCCTCCGAGATCCTCGAAGCCGTCCTCTTTCGCCAGCTTCATGAACCGGTCGCGGCTCACGGCTGCGCCTCCCACCCCGCCGCACGGGCGCGCGCGATGGCTCGCGGGTCACTCAAGCGGTACTCGTTGCCGTCGGGGTCGCGGAAGCGCGTGACGGCGGCGGGTCGGCTGCCACCGCTACCCTCGTCGGGCTCGAAGCCAAGCGACTGCATCTTGATGCGATAGCCGCGTCCAATCGTCGTCTGCGCCGACGTGACGTTGTTGCGGATGTTGCCGACCGTTCGGATGCTCACGACGTCGGGGAACTCCCGCGCGAAACGCTGGTATTCGCCCTCGTTGATGACGCCGGTGTTCCGAAGCGCGGGAAGGCTGCCAATGAACGCGTTGCGCGCGGCTTGGTAGTCGGCCACGAGCTGCGATTCGCCGATGACGCCAGCAAGACGGTCGCTCGTCGTGACGCGCGCAGAGATGTCGAGCATCTGCGTGAGGTTCTCGCGCGCCGCCGCGGCGCCCTCGGCGGCATCCTGGCCGGCTCGAAGCGTGACAGAGTCCGGCGGCGCTGCGCTGTCGCGCCAACGCCATCCAGGGATGTTGTTTGCGCGCGCGACGCGCTCATCGTCCTCGCGCGTGTCGCTCATGGCCGATCCGCCGATGTACGCGCGGCGCTCGGCGCTGGAGAGTTGGCTCCACGCCTGCGACACCATCGCCTCGCGCGCAGCTTCGTCCATGCCGTCAAGCTGCGGGTACTCGCGAGCGGCGAACTCGCGAAAGCTCCGCGTCGGACCGAGAGCGTCCGCCGCACCACCACCGCCGCCACCACCACCGCCTCGTCGCGTCTCGCGCGTGCGGAGCCCATAGCGGCGAGCCACCTGGTTGTACAGCGTGTCAGCCGCCGAGGCAGAGAGCGCGCCGATCTCCTCGTCGCTGATGCGCTCGTCCTCGGGCACGCGCGACATGAGCGCGCGGAGCTCCGATTGCGCCTGCCGAGACACGGGCGATTCGGGGTCGCGCGACATGCGGGCCTCGTCGGCCTCCATGCGCGAAATCTCGCCCTGCGACTGACGCTGAGCCGCAAGCGCGCGCGCCGCCTCAGCCTGCGCCGCCGTCTGCTCGGCACGAAGGCCGAGTCCCTCTTCCATCGCAGACACGCGCCGCCCCTCGAGGCCGAGTCGCTCCTCCTGCTGCGCGTCGAGCATCGCTTGGCGCCGCTCCTGCGCGGACTGCGCGACGCGTCGGAGGTCGAGGTCTTCGTCCGCCCGCACGCGCGCCTCGTCTTGGCCGCGAGCCTGGGAGATGCGCGCCTGCTGCTGCGTGGGACTCGCGCCCATGAGCGCGTTCCCGACCGCGCCACCGCCACGCGCCATGAGCATCGCCGCAACCGGGGAGCCGCCGCGGGCCTGGAGGGCCGCGCCGCCGAGTCCGAGCCCCAGCTTCGTGAGCATGCCGAAGATCTTCATCGCGCGTTCGGCCCTGAGAGCCTCCTGCGCCTGCGTTTCGTTCGCACCCGGCCCCGCCGCCGCTGCCGCGGGAGCCGCCGCGCCTGGCGCTGGCATCGTCGAGGCTCGAAGCGCGGGCTCGGAGTCGTCTCGAAGCGACGGCATCGCAGCCGTGCGGACGTCGAGCGGGATGCGTGAGCCCGCAGGCTCCTGCGCGCGCTGCTCTGCGTCGGCGCGCGCTTGCTGCTGTGGTAGTGGCGTGGCCGGAGGCTGCCCGAGCGAGGGAGAGGAGGAGGGAGCGAGGGCAGCCCCCGGCCCAGCCGGGGATGCGACCGGCGCCGGAGCGGGCGCCGTGGTCGGTGGGGGTTGCGCGAGGCCGGCTTGGGCCTGCTGCGCCGACGCCATGTTGGCGGCGTCGTCCTGCGCGTCGAGCGCGGCGAAGTCGACGGTGCGACCGCCTGGCGCCGGCTGCTGTTGGAAGCGCGCGGAGGCGGCGAGAACGCGCTCGTACGGGTCTGCCGCCGGCTGAGGCTGCGCAGTCATGGGAGCAGCCGGGGGCGGGTTCGGCGTGAATCGGATTTCGTCTTCGGGGATGTTGACCGTCGTGCGGATCTCATCCTCGGGGATCGTCATCGTGAACGCGGGCACGTCATCGCGCTCGGGCTCGGACGCGATGGACTCAAGCGCCGCTCGCTCCCGATTGAGCACGGGCGCGCCGCGCTCGTCCTCACGCACGGGCCGACGCTCGAAGCCTTCCGCCGCGGACTGACGACGCGCCTCGGCGGCCGCTTCGAGCGCCGCTTGACGCTCTTCGGCCTCGGCCTCCATGCGCGCGGCGCGCTCCTCGGCCTCGTCCTCGGCTTCCGCCTTGCGTCGCGCCTCTTCGGCAGCGCGCATCTCTCGGTCCGACATCGCCATCAGAGCGCCGCTTCGGTGAGTTGGGTCGTCGTTTCGAGACCCTTGTTTTTCTTCTTGTCGTACTGGTCTTGGACCTGCTGACGACGCTGTCCTGCGAGCTGCGCCGTCTGACCGGCCGCGCTCGACTGCGCCTGCGCTTGGCCGAAGCGGTTCGCGTAGCGCTGTTGCGCTGCACCCCCACGCCTGTCGAGGTTCCACCTCGTGAAGTCGTCCGCGGCACCACCGCGGGTTGCGGCCTCGTCAAAGCTCTGACCGCGCATGCCGCTCGACAGGTCGCCTTGCATCGAGAGCGCCTGCAACGCGCGCCGCTGGGCCTGCGCCTGCGTCTCCAGCTGCATCTCGTTGGCTCGGTTGGCCCCGCCCTGCTGCGCCGCGAGTTGCCCGGCGAGCTCCGCGCCCGAGCCGGACATGCCGCGCATCGCCATCTGCTGCTGGACGGCCTGACGCTGGCTCTGCTCCTGCTGCGCCGTCTCCGAGCGCATCCGCTGCATTGCGGCGGCTTCCTCGGCGGTGTAGCCGCCCTGCGCCATGCTCGAAAGCTGCTCGAGCGCCGCGCGCTGCGCTGCGATGGCGCCGGAGTCGGACTCGGCGGTCGCTAGCTGCGAATCGGCGTTCTCGGTGCCGCCGAGGAGGTCCAACTCTGACGGGCCTTCGAGGCCGTCGTACGCGCCGCCGATGCCACCAAGCTCGTCGTTGAAGATCCCGCCATAGTAGTCCTCGCGGCCTCGGAGCTCCGCGTACGCACGGCGGCGCTTGTCTCGCGCAAGTTGGCGTCGCTTCTTCCCACGCCTGCCGGAGAACTCCATCCGCTGGCGGTAGGTGTACGGCTGGCCGGTCTGCGGATCGATGTCCGTGACCGACGTGGACTTCGACTCACGCGGGTCAGAGCCTCCGCCCTCCCACTCACCGCCCGCGCCTGGAACTCTCGGATCAGCCATCACGCATCTCCCATTACGAAGAGCCTGACGTCGTATCGGGTACCCGAGGACAGTCCAGCGATGCCGGAGAGTACCACGGTACGGCCCGAAGAGCCAGGGCGCCACAGGGTGGACGACGTCGCTACGGGAGCGCCCGCCGCGGACGCGTACGCGCACACCACGACGCGCGGACGCATGTCGACATCTATCGTCAGATCCGGATCGGCCGGGTCGTATCGGATATCACGCTCCTGCGCCCGCGGAAGCGCGTCGAGCGCGAGCCGTGTCTCGCCCACAAAGCGCCGGAAGCGGTCGCGCACATCCGCCCACTCAGCGCGCGCGTCGATGCCGAGTACCGCGGGAACCAGCGCTTGGACAAAGCGGATCATGCGAGCTCACGAGATGTCATTTTGCCCCTCAAATGCCACGCAATCGATTGCCGCGGCCTGCGTACCGGTGGCGTTGGTCGCGCACTGCCAGTGATGGAAAAGCAGCGCCGAGTCCGCCGGTATGCCGGTCGTCAGCGTGCCCGACGCGGTTCCCGCCGCGTCCAGTCGCGTCACGCGATACACGACAGATCCGGGAGATAGCTCTAGCTCGAGCCGCACAGACATACTCGCAGCGCGCGCGAAAGACGCGCCGAGATCGACCTTTGTTGCCAAAACCGCGCTGGCTTTGTGCATGAGTTGCAAGTTTGCGTCGGTCGAATCGAGTCCGAGATACACTCCCGCCGGAATGCTATTACTACTCGGCTGCGTGCCTGTGCCGAGATATGAGCTCATTCCCGCGACAAGCCCGATTATCGCTCGCATGTCCGCGATAGCGGACCCAAGAAGACCCACCACCGTCTGAGTGCGACTCGGGCTGCCGAGGCTCCAAAGAGCGCCGGTCCTCTTGCCTGCCGTGGACCGTGACACGGTGGACGTCTGACACGCGTTGCGATTTTGCCTCTCAAGCCACGTCGCGCTGGCCGGCACCGTCGTCCGCGCGGTGGTAGCGCTAGCAAAAACCGTCACCGCACTCATATGGGTCACCGAGTCGGTTCCCGACCCGCCCGAGACCGGCATCACCGTACGTCGCACAGACGTGAGCGTGTCCGATGCCGCCGGACCTGGCGGCCCAGCTGGGCCCGCTGGCCCGGCCGGCCCCGTGGCTCCGGCTAGCAGCGACGCAGGCACTTGCACCGTCTGCGCACTCTGACGGCCCGCTAGCACGAGACCTGTCGTGCTCACCGCCGATGCCAGCGACTCGATCGTGTCCAACTCTGGCGTGATGACAGCCATCAGCGCCCTCGCCTCCCTGCTCGAGACGACCCGAGCTCGTAGTCCAGATGCAGCACGGAGAGCGCCCACTGCGCGCCGCCCTGCGAGATGCAGAGCTTCGGGAAGAGGATCGCGGCTCGCGCGTGGTCGCGCGTGACCATGAAGGGCACGTCTTCAGGAAGCGCGTCGTCGTGCAGCGTGTGCTCGGTCGTGACCGATGCTGCCGTGTGGATGATGTCCGAGCGGAAGCTCAGCGTCGCATCGTACATGCGGCGGTCGCTCTCGTACGTGAGCACGCCACGTTGCCAGTGCTTCGTGACGGTCGGGACCTGCGCGGTCTTTGCGATCCACTCGATGCACTGCTCGACAGGCTCATAGACGATGACGTCGAAGAGCACTTCGCCGCCGACGAGCAGCGTCCCCGATGCCTTCGTGATCGTCATCGTCGCCGGGCTTCCGCCCGTGTACGACGTCACGACGCCGCGGAACGGCGTGCCTGGCGAGTCCTGGAACACCCACGCGCCGACAGGGACGACAAAGGCCCCGATCACCACAACCTCGGCGGTCGTCTGCGTGACGATGGTGAGCGCGCCAGGGCTGAGCGTCTGCGTCTCGTCCGCGTGCGGCGCTTCGTCGCTCGCAAGCGTCTCGCGCCACACGTCGCCCTCGGCTGCGTCGTTCTGCCCAGCGAAGAGGATGCGTCCGCCGATGCTCGTCGCGTCGGAGTACTCCCGATCGCCCGAGTCCCACCTCGTCCACGCCTGCGTGCGCATGTCGTACTGATAGACGCTCGCGACGTAGGCATCCCCGACCGCCGCGGGCACGCCGAGGAGGAGCCGCTCCTCGCCGTCTTGGTAGCGCAGGAAGCACCCGAGCGTGGATCCGCTGGCCGGGTCGGTCGTGGCTTGCAGCGCCACTTGGATCGCGCGCAGGTCGGGCTCGATGGCGGGCGCGGAGAGGTTCGCAGCGACGCCACCCTCGGAGAGCATGATCACGCCGGCATCGGTCCACGCGAAGACGCGGTCGCCGCCGACCGCTACGGCCTTCGGGTGGAGCACGCGGGCCGTGCTGTCGATCTGCTCAACGCGCAGGGTTTCGGGCGTGTCGCCAGAGATGATCCAGATGCCATCCGTCTTGAACACGAAGAGCGCCCTGCGCGTGGCGCGCATCGCGATGATGGGTTCGGAGTCTGCGCCGATGTCGATGAAGTTGACCGGCGGAACGTGCTCGGGCTCTTGCTTGCGGCTGTAGTAGACGCGGTTCGGGAAGCGCCGCGAGCTCGCGGTATACGGCACGTATCCGGGCGCTGCGCCTTGCGCTACAGGCGTGCCGCGTGTGCCGTCGATGTTGATGTTCGGTTCTTGGCCTGCTGGGACTCGTACGATGAAGTTCGTGTCGAGCGCGATGCTCGCGCTGTTCGTGTCGCGCTCGATGATGATGGTCGTGTTGTCGACAGCAAACGCGGTGAGCCCGATCGTCTTCGCGATGCTCGCAGCGAGCGCGCTGACGTCCTCGCCGTTGCCAGAGCCCTGCACGATCTCGCCGTTCGCGAGGTCTTCGCCAGGGTCGTTGGCGGTCCGATACCAGTAGTACGGAACCACGGTTCCGGGACTGTCCGTGCTCGGAACAACCGACAGCCAAAACACGCCGTTCGTGTTGACGATCGACGCATCGGCGCCCGTAGTGGTGTCGCTGATGTTGATTGTGCCGCCGATGCCAGCGCCCGTTCCTGTGCCTGGGAAGTACGTAAGAGCGGGCACCCCGCCGCCCGCAACTTCCACGTAGTGTGCACCAAGAACCGAGTCCACGCGCATCACGTAGAGGTCGCGAAACGTCGCAAAATACGAGGTGTAATCGGTCGTCGCTGGCAAACCGGAAAAGTTGATGCTTGTGGCCGCCGCGCTCGTCGTGGTCTGCGCAATCGACCGCGTGATGAGCGACGGCGGACGCAGAAACTTGATCTGCATCCGCGCACGCTCTGTCACATCGCCGAAGAAGAGCATCTCCGAGAACGCCGCGATCACATTCGCCTGTGGTGGACGTCCGTTCTCCTGCAAAGCGCCGAGTTGAGTCGCGTTTGTGTACAGCGATTCGCCGCGGTCGACAGCTTCGGTCGTGTCTCCGATTTCGCAGTAGCCGTTCGTCACGTCGGTCGACGTGATCACGTACTCCGCAGCAAGCGCAAGCTCGTCGCTGGGAGTGATGCCGGTCGTAACCGTCTCGCTGCGGTACGCCTTCACGAGCCAGCCCGCCTGCACGGCGGGCGCATCGGCGAAGTCGAGGCGCAGAAGCACGGCGCGCGAGCCGCCGCTCGTGTTTTCCACGACGAGTCGGCCGCTCGGTGGCGACACATAGACCACGTCGCCAATCTCGCGTTCAAACACAAGCCGGTACGCAACGAGATCCGTATCGTCGAGCCACTGCACCGCGTTTTGAAGCAGCGCCGAAAGCACCGGCGTCTGCGGGCGAGGGAGGCCCGCGGCGCGCGCCGCCTGGTCCGACACAGCAGCCACGACGCCAGCTGAGAACGTGCTCGGGATGTATAGGTAATCGCCCGCCCGCGCGACATGCGCGCCCTGGTGATCGCCTACCTGCGCAATGCTGTCGACGACGTCGCCCGTTATGTCGACGACCGATGCCGTGTCATCGCTGAGAGACGCCGTCCCCTGCACGTAGTATTCGGACGTGTCGCCGGTCGGAGCCGAGTGGATGCCCACGAAGCGGTCGCCGCCGCTGAGCCCCTCCGCGCGAAAGCCGGGCCGCGGCTCGAGCACGCCGGCCCTGCGAATCACGACGTTGTCCGCGATGCGCAGCGCGCCGGCGGGCGCGTCCGAGTGCGGGTTGGGGTCGGTGTGGAGTCCTGCCGCGCGTAGTGTCAGGTCGGTCGCCATCGGCTCGCACCCCTCACCAGCTAGAACGACGGCCACGGCGCAGAGGACTGCGCGGATCGAGTAGGACACGTGATGCTCCCTCCGTCCTCGGCTCCATGAGGACCCGGACAGCCTGCATCGCCGTGTCGCGCATTGCCACTGCTACGGAGAGCTCCCGCTCGTACCCGAGCACCTCGTAGACGCTCGCGACAGTCGCCGCGATGAGCGCCTCCTGCGCTTCGACGGGACACGTCACCACGCATGTCGTGTCGGTCTCGCAGACGTAGTCGCCCGTAGTGCCGTCCTCGATGAAGCCCTCGTAGTCAGCGGGGATGATCGTCAGCTGGTCCGGCCCCGTCGACACGCCATCGAGCCCGATGTCGATCGCCCGCGGACGAAAAGGAGGAGCTCCGCCGATGATGTCGACGCGCGACGAGGTCGTGTAACTGCCGACGGTGTCCACCGTCACAACGGTCGTCGGGCCTGCGCTCCACGAGATGACCTCCATGCAGTCGCTCGTGGGCACGAAGCGCCCAGGGCGGAGGTAGTAGCGGATGGAGAGCGTGTACTGCGCCTCGACGCCCGACGGAATCGGGGAGAGCCAGATGTCGTTGCCCTCGACCGTGTAAGCGCCGATGCCGTCCCACCACTGCGAGCGGACGCTCTGATACATCGGCCGATCTTCCGGCGGAATGTAAGGCACACGCACTTCGGTCTGAGGCTCGGCGATGCGGACCATCCACAGGTCGCGCACGGCGCCGCCCTCGGCTCGCGAGGGGATCGGATAGGTGCGCCGGTCCGCCACGATGGCCTGACGCTGCACGACGACCGAATAGTCTTCGCGCAGAGAGCGCAAGAGCGGCTGCACCTGCGTTCGCATCGCCAGCGTGGCGAGGTCCAGCAGGTCCGCATCGCTCAGCGCGCCATTCGCCGCGGGAAGCTGCGCACGACGCTTGATGGCGGCGAGGAGGTCCGTGGTCGTGTAGGCCACGGCTCACTCCATCATGTCGTCGTCGTCTTCGAGCTCGTACTCGCCCGACTCGGCCATGTCGTCTTCGGGCTCGTCACCCTCCATCGCATCGGCCTCGTCGAGGAGCTGCTGCCCAAGCGCGCGGAGGATCTCCGCAGCGCCCGAGCCGCTTTGCACGCGGGATGGACCCAGGCGGGCGGTACCCGCGTCGGTCATGATCGATTCGAGCGCCGCTCGTTCCGGGTCCATCCGCATGATCAAATTCCCTTCCGCACCGAAAGAATCGGCGTTTCCGCCGCCATCGTGGACGCGCTCGTGAAGCTCGTCGCCGAGAGCACCAGCGCATCGCCCGTCTCGGCGAGCGCGATGAGCGCCGCCTCGCGACCCGCGCCGGGGTAGGTGATGGTCACCACGCCCGTGCCGGTCACGCCCGTTGCCGAGATGACTCCGTTGAGCTTCGAGTGCGCGTTGATGGCCGCCGTCAAGTTCGTGGTCGCCGCAGCCAGGTCGGCTCCGATCGTGACCTCGTTCTCGTTGGCCGCCGCCACCGCCCACGTCAGCGTGACGTTGCCGATGACGAGGATGTCGCCCGCCGTGATGTTCCCGAAGGCGATCGTCGCCGTGACCGACGCGTCCGCGAGGACCGTGCCGGCTGAGACGTCGTCCACCGTGACCACGTAGGCCGCGCCGCGAAGAGTCGCGACGGGGTCGACGAGGTCCGAGAGCTCGCGCTTGAGTCGATTGAAGTCGACCGTCCGGGTAGAGTCCAACCTCTGCGCGACGTCAGCCGCGGGGAGGTCGGTGCCGTACCGGATCGTGATTACCGAGCCCATCGATCACGCCGCCTGCGTGTTGACGATGCCCGTGAACTTCACCTGCTTGGCGCGGTTGAAGGTCACGAGGGCCTGGTCGCTCCACGCACGGAGCTCGACGCCCGCGACGCCGTCCAGTTCGCGGAAGAACCGCGGCTGCTGGCCGTCCGCACCGGGGAGGCGGAAGCTGATATCCGCCGAGCCGACGCGCTTGAAGTAGCTGTCCATCGTGCCGAAGGCCTCGCCCGCCTTGACCATCGGGTGAGGACGAATCTCCACCGCGCCGGTCTGACCGTAGAAGCTGATCGACTGCGTGCCGAGGTCCGCGTCCGCCTTCACAGCCGCCGCGTAGCGCCGGAGCGCCGCCACGTCGTTGTTGAGGTCCGCCCAGGTGAGCGGGGAGACGCGAAGGACGAGCTTGCCCATGCCGCCGCGGACGGCGACTCGAGCGGAGCCCTTCTGAGCCTGAGCGAAGGTCATCGCGGCCGTGAGCGCGATCGAGTTGCCCTGCCAGAGACCGTAGGTCGCCGGGTTGATGCCGTGGACCACGGTTGCGGAGCTCGGAACGAGGACGTCGAAGCCCGGCGCCCAGTTGGCGTCGGCCCCGAAGGGGATGAGGACGTCGTTCGCCGTGATGGCGTTGATGTCCGCCGCCGCGCCCGTGATGGCCACGGTACGCGCGCCGAAGTCCACCGCGCCCACGACGATCGCGCCCGTGGTGTTGCGCTGCGCGCCGCCCGGCGCCGAGTAGATGTCGACCGCCGCGCCTTCCATCTGCGCCCAGATGCCCGCCGCCCAGGTGCCCTGGGTGATGGTCAGCGTGGCCGACGTGACGGCACCGAAGCCGCCCGCCGTGATGGTGCCGATGCTGGAGCTGCCGTAGAGGAGGCCGAGCTCGCGGTAGAACGAGAACGAGTTTTCGATGTCGCGAACGACCTCATCGAACGCGTTGCCGAAGGCCTGCTCGCTGGTCTGCGCGCGGCTGATGACGCCGTAGGCGATCTGCTCGCGCATAACCATCTGGTAGCTGGCCTGACGGCCGTCCGTGGTCTGGCCCGAGCGCACCGCGTTCAGCGTGAACGCCGTCGCGGCCGTGCCACCGTAGGTCACGCCGTGGGCGCGACGCACGCGGGCGTTGAAGACGTACTCCGCGCCCAGCTTCATCTGGTCGCTACGGAAGGGGATGGACGTCGCGACGTCCGAGAACTCCGGAACGATGGTCCGGCCGTTGGTCTCGTAGCGGTCTTTGAACCACCCGTCGAGGGTGGTGGAATCGACAGTCATGATGGAATCTCCGAGGAAAGTGACCCTTTCGGGTCGGTTTCTTCGGCGCCTTCACGTGTCGATTCGGGTCACTCGTCTCCGCTGGGGCTGCGCTTGCCAGCGGGTCGGAGGGTCACGCCCTCGAGGCTACGGAGCCTGATGTGTGGTGGTAATGTAGCGGGGGCCGACGCCCCCGTCAAACGCGCCTCAGTCCAGGCCCATCGCGGCGCGGACCAGTGCGGCCGGAAACACGCGTCGCCAGACGTTGTCGAGGCAGTCCGGCACGGTCCGACGGGTGTAGTTATCGACCGCGTCGCACGCGTTCCAGAACTGCGCACGCATCCGCTTCGGTGGCCCGTGCGCCTCGTAGCGCATCACGAGGCTGCGCTGGCGACGGAATCGCCGGAGCTTGCGACGGGTCACTTGCGGCGCCCCTGGAGTTCGTCGAGGTGCCGCGAGTACTCCTCCGGCGACATGAGCGCGCTGAGTTTGCGCGGCGCGGGGTTCGGGTCGGGCGCTCCCGCTGCACGGCGCACGGACGGGCGGCTCGCGTCGCGGTTCTTCACGGCGCGCTCCACCTCGCTCTTGCGGAGCGCTTCGAGCTTCTCTTGTCCGAGCAGCGTACGGAGCGAATCAGGCTCGGAGTCCTTCACGACGCCACCGACGAGCCCGCGGAACTCCTCGCGCACGCTCTCAGCGGCCTCGGCGGCCGTGATGGGTGCGCCCGCATCCTGTGCGGCGAGCATGAGCTGCGCCATGGCCCGCACAACGACCGGAGTCTTGGGCAGCCCAGCGGATGTGGCCGCTGAGGTGATGTCTGCGACGTACCGCTCACGCGCGGTCCGTGTCTCGGCATCTTCGCGAGCCTTGCGCTTCGCAGCTTGCTCGGCCTCGTCGCGCTCCTTCAAGGCGCGTTCGCGGCGCTCGATGTCGCGCATGCGCTTGACGTCGTCCGGCGTGGCGAGCTCGCGGTCGATGCGGGCTTTTAGCTCACGCAGCGGGATGCCCATCTGCTCGGCGACGGCCATCATCCCATCGGGATCCTGAAGCAGTTGCACGAGGCTCTTGACTTGCTCGCGCTCGCTCTCGGCGGCCTTCCGAATGCGGTTGGCTTCCTCGAACTTCTGGTGACTCGCGGCGCGGAGCGTGTAGTTGCTGACCACGTCGCGGACCTTCATCCGCTGCGGGGCGCCGTTGACCTTCACGGTCACGACGCGGTCAAGGTCGGCTTCGCTGAGCTCCCCCGACTCCATCGCCTCGCCGATCTGCTGCGCCGCGTCCTGCGCGGTCGGTGCGCCACCGGCGGGCGCGGCGCCTTGCGGCTCGCTCGTGGGCTCTGCGCCCATGGTCTCTTCGCTCATGCTCCCTCCTCTTCGTCATTCAGCCGAATCGTGATCGTGCGCTCGTGAACCGGGCTGTAGCCCTTGGGCAGCGGCAACGGCGTAAAGCTCACCCGTGCCTCGACTGGCCGACACCGCTCCGGCACGGCCTCCCGCTCGTCATCGCTGAGGCCGTCCCACAGCTGCTCGACAAGTCCCCAACGGGACTCCGTCGCGCTCTTGCACGTCTCGGCCTGGTACTCGTCCCACGCCTGAACGTACTCAGCGACGCGACGCACCGATGGCCAGAACGACGTCATACGCTTTGCCCTGTCGCCGGATCATACTGCCCCTCTTGCCCCGGTAGCGTGGGCATCCTCGGCGCCTGCACGTCACCCGCGCTGGGCGGTAGATTCATCGGCATGCCGTCCATCCCCTGTGGCGGCATCGGGCCTGGATTCCCGCCCGGCGTCGGACCCATCGGGCCAGCCTCGGGCATCGGCATCGGTGGCGCCTCGGGCATCGGGGGCGGCATCGGGGGGATGCCGATGATGCTCAGCAGGTTCGGGTTCGTCGCGCTGATTTCCTGGTACAGCTCAAGATGGAGCTGGATGTGGTCGAGGATGGCGGACGTCACGGCTTCGTCCTCACGCACGGCGGGCTCGTCGAGCAGTCCGAGGTGCGCCTCGATGTGCTCGATGTGGTTGTCCGTCAGCAGGACGCGCGACTCTTCGCCCTTCACAAGCCGGTCGTTCTCGCTCTGGATGCCGCGCCACTTCGTGTCAGGGCGGTCGGTGAGCGGCTCGAAGCGGCCCGTGGTGATCATCGCGAGGTACTGACTCGCACCCGTCGGGTCCTGTGGGATGATGCCGTTCTGGAGGAAGGTGTTTGCGGTCTCCTGGCGTCCCGCCGACGTGCGAAGAATGGCGTTGCCCGTGTCCACCGCGATGCGACGCACGCCTGCGAGGTCCGAGCCGCGGAAGTCCTGCACCCAAGTGCGGCCGCGCGAGCCGCTGATGGCCACGAGGCGCGGGGTCGTCATGTAGCGCCTGGCCACGTCGAGGAAGTGCGTGCCTACGCGCTCGAAGAGCTGCGCGTACGAGGCCTGTAGCCCCGAGTTGTACTGCACCGCCATCGAGTGGATGAGCGCCGCCATGGCGCCGCTCTTGACGTTCGGGTCGGGCTGCCCACGCGCAACGTTGTTGATGCCCGAGATGCTGCTCATGTGCGACATCACGGTCTCGGCGAATCCGAGCGAGCTCGTGTTGTCCGGCATGAGGTCGATGAGCTCGGGCTTCGCCGTCGACTCCAGGTGCTTGATGCCGCCGCGGAGCTCCGTGATGTCCAGGCCGCTCCCGCGCGGGGTCCACACGTTGCGGAGCGAGTACGCGTCGTGATTGGACGCGACGACGCTGATGATGCTGTCGAGCACCTCCTGCAGGCCCATCAGATCCCACGACGTTGTGTAGCCGAAGGCGGTCTTCGCCTCGGTGTCGGGCCTCATCGCGTAGATGGGGATCGTGTCGTACGGAAGCGGCCCTTCGGCGAGCAGCGCGTCACCCACCACCATCGCGTACCGGCCCTGCGGCAGCGCGGGCGAGCGGGAGTGGTAGAGCTCGAGCACGCTGACGAGGTCGACGCTGTCCTTCTGCGTGCGACTCCAGACGTCGACCGAGATGGACGGGCACGAGGGCGCCGCCTTGATCTGCTCGGCCATGTCCGGGAACTGCGCGACGAGGTCCCAGCGCGAGCGCCGCGTGTGGACGATGACCCACTGCTCGTCGCTCACGCTGATGTCCCACGACGGGTCGCGGATGACGTCGACCGGCATCAGTGCGCGCGTCATCATCTCGCCCTGGTAGACGATGCGCTCGACGTCCTCGCCGCCGTCAGTCTGCGCGCGCTCGACCTCGTACGGCTCGCCCGCGTCCGGATCCCACTGCACGTAGACCCAGCCTTCGCCGTAGCGCAGCGCGAAGCGTGACGCCTGCTGCATGGCTTGCTCGAGATGCCGCTCTTCGAGGTAGTACTCGAAGACACCCTCGGCGAGCCGCGCGGCGGTCTGGCTCGACGCGCTGGCGTTCATCCCGCGGGCCATGAGCGTTGGCCGCGTGCCGGTGATGAGTGTGTGCGTGTGTTCCAGCAGCGAACGGAACTCGTTCACGCGGAGCTGTACGTACTCGCCCTGCTCGCCGCCGTAGGCCACGGCCGCCGAGGACGACCACCCACCGGACGCGTCGAGTCCGTAGTACAGCTGATGCGCGCGCGACCACAGGTCGAGGCGGCCCGTCATCTGGAGGTGCCGCAGGTAGCGGTCCCACGCGGCTTTCATCAGCGCGGGCAGTTCATCCGCGGGCGATGCGAGCCAGTAGTACCCGAGCCCGGCGCCGGGGGCGTTGCCGGTCGTGCTGGTGAAAGGAAACGGGCCTCCAGACATGCGTCAGCCTCCGAGGACCACGGCAGCGACGCCCGCTGCAACAGCGGCCCCGGCGATACCGTACCACGCCCGGCGCATCCTGGCACGGTGGACGTGGTCCACTGCCTCAGCGTGCAGCACGCGACCCGGCGTGATCGTGTCCGGCGCGTCCGTGACGCACACCTCCGCGAGCACGCGCTCCACGTCCTCGGGCGGAAAGCCTTGCTCGTACGCGTCAAGGCTCTGACGCAGCAGCACGAGACGCCAGCCGATGCGCTCCTCGGACGGGCTCTCGAGCCACCACATACGGTTTGCGGGAAAGCCGCGCTCCACCATGCGAGTCTTGAGCCGCGCCCGCTCACGCGAGAGCACGCCGTACGCTTCGAGCCGGATGCGCTCTTCCTTCGATTCGCCGAACATCATCTCCGCTTCCCTCCGAACAGCGCTTGCACCGCTCCGTGCTGCTGCTCTTGCAACCTATCATGCCTCACGAACGCGTCATCATGCCCCGTCAGCGGGTTCGCCGGGTAAGGGTTCCGCGAGCGGTCGATGTGGCGCTCGGCATACATCGCCATCGCCACGCCGTCGAAGTGTCCGTGTTCACCGCTTCGCTCGAAGCTCGAGCGGCTCGCGTTCCAGATGCCGCCGCCCAAGTGAGCGATCGTCGTCGTGCAGCGCGGGTGCCACGCCATGCCGCCACGTCCCACGCTGACACGCAACGCGTTGACCGCCGGGTGTAGCCGGTCGCGTCGACACGCGCTCCACCGCTGGCCGTGGTACTCGACGAAGTCGTTGATGGTGATCTCGCTCTCGCGCACCGCCGTCGACGCCGTGCTGTTCGGGTCTCCCCATCGCTCGTCAGACGCGCGACCCCAGAGCTCCACCTCGCGCTCGGCGATGGCAGGCGCGATCGTCGCGGTCGACGCGTTGCGGAACACGAGCTCGTCGCGCTGGTACAAGAGGTCGTCGTCGAAGTGGTGCTCCCAAAAGCCGACGACGGTCATGTCGCTGAACCCGAAGTCCGCGATCGTGTAGCAGCGGTGGTATCGCGGCTTGGGTCGGTCGCAGATGAGGTCCGCACGGTGCCGCGTGAACTCGGGCACGATGGCACGCGACTCGTCGACGACGCGCTCGCAGAAGTACTCGCGCCGAACGTCCGTGCTCTCCGCGCCGCCGGACTCGGCGATGAAGAGGTCGGCCGCCTCGCGCGTGATGTGGGGCGCGTCGTAGATGGTCTTTGTCCGGAGCTCGCCGCGAGCCTCGGCCTCGAGCACGTACTTGCTCATGAAGGGATGCTCGGGCGACCGGCTCGGCGTCGACAGCATCGTGACCTTGCCAGGCGGCCCGAAGCGCGCGAGCGACGGGTGCTCATAACCGTGCTGCATCCACCGCGATCGCACGCGCAGCGCCTGTGGCAGCAGAACCGAGCGAATGAGGTACTCGAAGTCGTCGTGAAAGCCGGCTTCGTCCACTCGCACGCGACGAGCCCCGCGGCCACGTAGACGGTCGCGGTTCTTTCCGTCGGTGCCAGCGAGTTGCACGACGCTTCCATGCGGCCACGTCCACCGCAACTTTTGGGCGTTGAAGCGTGGCTTGTACTTCGCCGGGCAGTCGCGGAGTACGTCCTCCATGTGCGGCGCGATGATACCTTCTGCGTCCTTCTGCGTCTGAGCCGCAAGCAGGAAGCGGTCGCGCATGCCGAGCTGATCGAGCGCCACGCACTCCTCGGCCGTGTCCACCACCGCGCCCCAACTCTTTCCCCACCGGCGAGCGCAGAGGACCACGTCGGTGACGCGGTCACTCCCTCGCGCGAGCTCCCTGAGCTCAATCTGCCCGTCGTGCAGAAGGTATGTCAGGTCCGGCACCGACCACACGCCAGCGAGCAGCGAGCCCGTGTCGATGTGGGCAAGGCTGGTCACGCCACGACCTGGCCCGTCACCAGCCCGCGCAGCACCTCACGGAGCCCAAGCCGCCGATGCTCGTACGTGAGCAGAGCGACGTCGGGCATCCACTCGCGGTCGTAGGCCACGAGCTCCCAGCCGTCGACACCGTGGCGCGGGCCGGTCATGGCATCCACTGCATACAGAGGGTCGCCACGTAACCGTCGCTCCGGTCCACGTGCCACCACTGCCGATGCGCCACACGCCAGGGCGTGCCATCACCGTCACGGATCTCGACGCGCCACTCGGCGAGACGCTTCGCAAAGCGGATGTCCATCGGTCGGACGCCGCACGCGAGCACGAAGTCGCGGGCGATGGCAAGCCGCGTCTGCGCATCCTGAGATGCGCGGATCGCTTGACGCTCGAACTCCTCGAGCAGTCCGATCTCCGTGCCGGACAGCGGAGTCACGCGTGCCTCCGCCCCAGCGTCGACTGCGTCTTGAGCCGCACGATCTCCTCCGCGCACCGCGCGAGCTCGGCGTCCACCACCGCCGACTTCGCGCACAGCAGCACGGCGGCCTCCAGCCGCTTCACGTCCTCGCGCAGGTCGGTCGACCGCGCGATGAGCCAGCGCCGCCATGCGTCCCACGCGAGCGCGGCGACGACGACGAGTGCCACGGCGAAGCTCAGGCTCCCCACGGGTCCTCCTCGATGCGGTCCACCAACGCCCCGAGCGCATAGGCCCGGTACTCCGGTCGCGTCAGCACCTGCTCGCGCGCGCCCTCGACGCGCACGACGACGTAGAGCCCCTCACCCTCGTGGCGCAGGCCGTACGAGTGCTGCGGGCCCGTCGAGTTGGCCGCCGGCTCTGCCTCGGCGTTGCGCTGGTCTGCTGCCTGAATCTCTCGCTTCATCTGCCTCCGCTCCCTCCGGCTCATCGTCTCCACCTCCGTGAACCCGTCGTCCTCCACAAGTCGTGCGATAAGGGCCTCACGCCCCATCCCCAGCGCCTCGGAGATTGTGTACGGATGCCGACGCGCGTGAACCTCAGCCGCAAGTTGCTCGTCGGTGAGCGTCCCGTAGCGGCTCATTCGCCCGTCTCCCTTCGTCGTCTCAGCTCGGCCGCCGCATCCGTGGCCATCACCTGCACCACCACGGCAGCCTCAGCCGCCCCGACGGTGCCGCTCTTGGCCGCGCCGTCCACGCGGTTGAGGATCTCGGTCGCGGCCTTCAGTCCCACCGACTCGTCGTCCGAGTGCTCGGCGAGGCTCTCAAGCCGCTTCAGCGCCTTCGTGGCCGCTCGCACCAGCCCAGTCGCGACCTCGTCGCGGATGCTGTCGAGCGTGGCGTCGAGCGTGGCGCGGAATCCCTCGTCCTCGGTCCGCCACTCGTACAGCGTGCGCCGATGGACCCCTGCGGCCGCTGCGGCGTCGTCGTAGGTGTCTCCGCGAGCGATTGCCGCGATGGCGGCGACCTGCTGCGTGCTCAGCGTGGCCTTTTGTGGCCGCTGACCCCCACTCTTCGGACCCGGATTCGGGTCGGGCTTGTCTCGATCGTTGGCGTGTCGCATCCGCGAGGCCTCCTTACGAATCAGTCTGCCGCGACTGTGGCGGCTCGTCCAGCCCGAGAGCCTCGCGCGTGCGGTCGCTGGCCTCCCAAGACCACGCGGCGTGCCGCATCACGACCTGCGCCCATCGCGTATTGCAAAGGCCGGCTTCTTCTCGCTCCGCCCGCTCGCCCGCGGCGCACCGCCCCCGGACGTGCCCCACCTGTGTGCCGTCCTGCCACAGCGTCCATGTGTGACGGGGTCCGCTCTGCTCGACGTACGCCACGCGGCGGCCCGGGCTGCGCTCCCACGCCATGAGCGCCACGCACACCTCGTTCGGCGTCATCGCATCCTCCATCGCACGTAGTCGCAGACCGCGAGCACGTAGCCCACGGGTCGCACGTAGCAGTTCCACACGAGCCAACCGATCATGCGTCCTCCGGCTTCGCGAGCTCATGCGCGATCATCGACAGCATCCGTGCCACGCGAGCGGCCTCGTGCACGCCGTCGCGATGCTTCGGGATGCAGGAGCACCCGCCGTTCGTGTGCATGCCGCCGGGGTGCCCGAAGACGCACCCGCCGTCGCCGCAGCCCACCTCCGACCCAAAGAGCCGGACGGCGACCTCGCGCACGCGCCGCTTGGCCTCGGCGTGACGCTCCCGCGCCGCGCGATACGCTCGGTCCTCGGCCTCTTGCGCCGCCTTCCGCTCAGCCTTCGTCATCGAGCGCCTCCGCCGTCATGATCGTCTGTTCCGCCTCGCCCTCGCCCGGCCGTCGCTTGACGGCGTGGAGCTCCACCACGCGGCAGTCATCGTCCCAGAGGACGCCGTTCGCGCAGTCGGCTGGCAGCTTGCAGAGGTTGTCCACGTCCGGCACTGCGTCGGGCTTGCGGTTGCGCACGAAAGCGATCGTCAGCCTGACGGGTCCGGTCGCCGGCTGCCACCGCTGCGCAAGCGCCGCCGCCTGAATTGAGGCGCGCGCGTGAGCCTTGGCCCTCCGCATCTTGGCGCTCGTAAGGGTGCGCCCGTTGTGGACCGTGGCCCGCTCCCACGACGCAGGCGGCCCTGGGATGGTGACCGTGATCGATCGGCTCACGGCTGCGCCTCCCTCACGTCACGGCGCGTGTCCGCTCGGCGCTCTTCGTGACGAGCGGCGCGCTTCCCCACCGTCGTCCGCTCCGCATCCCGCGTGCGCTTTGCAGCCTTGCGTGCGCGCTTCCGTTCCGCGGCGTTGACCCGCGCCTCCCAGCCGTTGCGCACCCACATCGCGCACCATCGGTCGTGCTCGTAGCTCATCGCGCCCTCCTCGGTTTCTTCGCACCCGTCTCCGCGGCAGCACGCGCCTCGCTGAGCGCCCGCAGCCTCGGCCCGTAGTCCGACGCCCCGCACGACGGACACAGCCGCCACACGCGACCGAGGGCCCACGGGAAAGCCCAGTCGCCGCCCACGGGGAACGCGGCTCGGGCGTCGCAGAGCATGCACGCCGCCTCAGTCATCCGCCCACCGCCATCGCGTACGCCGTCCACTCGTCTTGCTCCATCGTCGTGAACCGCATCGCGGCTTTGTCGAAGCGCGCAAGGATCGGCTCGTTCGGGTCCGTTGCTGCGCCGCTGCGGTTCTTCCGCAGGTGGAGCTCGACGACATCCCGCGTCGCGTCGGTCGACGGGTGATAGTACTCGTCTCGGTACAGCATCGTGATCGTGTGCGCGTCCTGCTCGATCTGTCCGCTCTCTCGAAGGTCCGACATGTGCGGACGCTTGTCCGCCGCCTTCTCGGAGCCGCGGTTGAGCTGAGCGAGCGCGATCACAAGCACGTCGAGATCCTTCGCCATCGCGACGAGTGACCGGCTCACCTCGGCGACCTCCTCCTCGCGCGACCGGGTCTTGAGTCCGCTCTTCATGAGTTGGAGATAGTCCACCACCACGACCTGCACACCTCGGGTCACCACGAAGCGTCGAGCCATGGCCCGAAGCGCGGGCGATGTCAGAGTGCCGGGGTCGAAGATCCAGAGCGGCAGACCCTTCAAGGCCTTTCGGTCCCGCTCACGGTCGCCACTCAGGTACCGCCTCACCCACGCTTCGCGCTTCATCTCGATCGACGCCACGATCGCCGGATGCCCGTTGCGCGCCATGCCCTTCACGAGATGGCCCGCAAACGCGCTCTTGCCCATGCCTGGCCGGCCGGCGATGACGTGAACCTCGCCGCGGCCCCATCCGTGCTCGCACACCCAATCGAGCTGGCGGATGCCGGTCCGGATGCGCGAAGCCTTCGCAGGGTCGTCGTCGATCTTCCACACGGTCTCGGCGATGTCAGCCACGGACTCCGGCGCGCACGCGTCCGTGCCGCTGACGATCTCCAGCCCCTTCGCCTCGACGCTCGCCACGACCGCCGCCGACGTCTCGCCTCGGTCCAGTCGCGCGACCTCTTCGAGCAGCGCGGCGCGCAGTCGACGACGACGGCTCGCCTCGAGCACCTGTGTGCAGAGCAGCTCCACCGCGCCACGGTCCGGCACGCTGGACGCCATCCACGCCGCTCGCGCCGCATCCACGGCGTCCTGACGTCCCGCCAGGGCTCCGAGCAGCGTGTCCAGCCCCAAGGCCTTCCCGTCGGCCAGGAGGGCGCACGCGACGCGCCAGGCCTCAGCCGTGGGCGCATCCCAGAAGTCGTCAGCAACCGGCACGGCATCCACGCGGAAAATGTCGCGCGGAGCTCGCAGGGTCGCGCCGAGCAGCGCCGCCTCGGTGACGCGGTCCCCGCTCACGACTCACCCCCGAAGTACGGTCCGACGCGGATCGCGGGTCGCGCCCGCTCAGGCTCGGCCTTCGCCCACGATCCCAGCCGGTCGCAGAACCGCAGGAACGGCTCGGACGGGCGCTTCGCCACGTCCAGGCCTGCGAGCCACGCCCCGAAGGCCTCGACCTCGGCCGAGAGCTCCTCCGGCGTGTGGCGACTGAGCATCGCTTCGGTTCGGCCTCGGTGGTGGTCGAGGAAGGGCCCGGTCCCCGTTGCCTGCCGGATGACCGCTTCGAGCCGCGCCCGGAGCTGAGCCGCTGACGTGATTGGCCCGGATGGTGCTACGCGTGCGGGCGCGCGAGCACTCTTGGTCGGGTCGGGTCGGGTCGGGGTAGCGTGACTCACGCTGGACGTCTCCTCGGTGTCACGCTGGACGTCACGCGTGACAGATGGCGTGACATCCGCTGGACGGAGCACGGGCATCGTACCCGTGACATCGCCAGACCGGCGGCGGCGCTGACGTTGGGTGTCACGAGCACGGCGCGCGTTCTCCTCCTCGCGGCTCGGGTTGTAGTCGAGGAAGTCGTGGACGGCGTACCCTTGCGGGTGCTCATCCCAGAGCCCGACCTCGACCAGTCGTGCGGCGGCGGCCTCGTGGTCGAAGGCCTCGCCGATAGGGCGCCAGATGTCTGACACGAGCTCGCGCTCGATGACGCCGTCGGTGCGGTGCTTCGCGCACCACGTGATTGACGCGTACCAGAGCGCGGCGGCCTGGGTCCCCGCGCGCCGCACCTTGAGGCTCTCGGCGGCCTCGTCGTCCAGTCGTGCCCAGCCCATCAGCGCAAGGCCTCCCGCCAGTGGTTGAGCACGTCAAGCTGGTGAGGCGCATCGGCGCACGACAGGGCGAGCGCGTCGCACCATTCGAGCAGCATGCGACGGGTCGCGTCGGGGAGCGCAAAGGCCTTGCCGCCGAGGAGCTGCATTGCGGCAGCGTGGTCCTCTTCGGGCAGGATGGACAGCAGCGACATGGCGGCGATCATCGCCTGCGACTCGCGATCGACCGGCGGCGCGCTTCCTGGAAGGCGCGGGATGATGGGTTCGTCGGTGATCGGGTGGCGTCGTCCACGCCTTTCGGGTGGTGGCATCGTCCAGCCGTTCGCTTCGTCCCCGGCCTCCCAGGCCGCCGCGATGTCACGGGCGCCCACGTCGAGCCTCCCGCGCCAGGCGCATCCGCGCGTCCTCGATCATGGCGGCGAGATCACCCGCGCCCATGTCCACGAGCTCGCGCGACAACTCGCGCCATTCCCGAAGCTTGCGACACGCAGCCTCATCCATCACACTGTGCATGCTGGTCCTCTCTGAAACGCCGTGCTTGGTGGCCAAACCGCACGGCGTTTCGCTATTGTGCCCCATCCGGGGTCGTGTGTCACGACTTCGCAGTGCGGGCCATCTCGAGCGCATACAACCCACGCGCCCGGTCCACGCAGCGCACGCCGAGCTCGTCGCGCATCCGGCGCAGCATCCGGCACGCCGTGCCTGGCGCGACGTAGCCATGCCGCCGCAAGGCGACGTCGATGCACCTCGCCGTGAAGCGCCCACGCGGCGCGCCCTCGGCCTCGAGCCACGCCGGCACGCGGTCGCGGATGCGCTCGAGCTCCGCGCGGATGACGTCGGCGCGTCTCATTCGAACGCGTCTCCCGTCGCGGCGTCGGCCGCCCGACGCTGGGCTTGCGTGCCCTGCCATGCGGACCACCACCGGCGCCCCTGGGCACCGTCGGGCCAGCGCAGCCCGCGGAACGGCTCGCGGAGCGCGGGGCCCCGACGAGCGCGGTTGAAGGCGCGGCGCTCCCGCGCGAGCAGCCGGCGAGTCACGGCTGCCTCCGCATCGGTTTGCGGTCGTCGTCGCGGTACGTCCACGACGACACGCCTGCTACGATGGGCACATCCCACACCTCGCCCGCTGGTGTGAGCACGTAGACGGTGAACCGCCGGATGTGCTCGCCATCGCCGCTGCGCTTGCTCAGCATCCATGCGGGATCAGCGCGCTCGCAGAACCACACGGCCGCTTCGCGCACGCCTTCGGCCGTGATGACGCGGAAGCACTCCGGGTCGGTCCAGCGGTCGGGCTCGTCGGGCCCGTACTCGGTCACGCGGTACTCGCTCACGGCTTGCCCTCAACGAGCGCGAGCAGACGACGCACCGACGCGCTCAGGCTCGGCTTGGGCCCTGGCGCGTAGCTGAGGACGCGCGCGAGCTCGTCCGCGGTGAGGCACACCGAGTGCGTGCGCACGCGGCGCCCGGTCGCGGGACGGCCCGCGCCGGGTCGCTTTCCGCCGTGGGTCACGCCGGCCTCTTGATGAGGCGCACGACGAAGCGCGTCTCGCCGAGCGCGTACTCGTACCCGTCGCGTCCCACCGGGCACTCGTACCGGAGCGCGTCGACGTCCCCGCCGCCGCTCCAGGGGCCGGCGACGAATCGCGCGGCGGCATCCCACGCGCTCTTGGCGCACACGTGGCCCAGTCGGTTGCCGTCGATCTCGATGTCAAATCGTCGCGTCGTCATGGTCTCTCTCCTCGGTAGATGGGTCACAGGGACTCGGTAAGGGCCAGGAAGCGCACAACCGCCGGGCACTCCCAGCCGAAGCCCTGGCACGCCTCGGCGGCGTCCCATGCTGCGTCAAGCACGTCGACGTCGAGGCCCTCGCCGCTCGGGTCCGCCTCGATGGCGCTGATGACGGCCTGATAGCCGCGGGGACCAGCCTTGGTGATGGCGCGGCTACGCTCAGCCGCCGGAAGGCCCTGGGCCTCGATGTCGGCCACGGCCTGGCGGGCCGCGAGGATGTTGGAGCGCAGGGTCTTGATGGCGTCGATGGTCGTCATGGTGTCTCTCCCCGTCAGCGTCTCTTGCTGACAGGACAACCCTAATGCCGTCCATCTCGACCGTCAATGACTAAATCAAGCCCCCTCAAAAAAGGGTGGTTTGATACGGGACGGGAGACGTGGAGCGCTCAGGTCGGTGCGACCGCCCATCCGGTGGGGTACCGGAGCCAGCCTCGCTGGTGAGCGCACGGACCCCTCGGACCATGCGGGCGTCCTCGGGGATCGATGAGTACGGTAGCACGGGACGCAGCAAGCGCTTGCGCGCGTCGTCCATGAAAAACCGAGCGTAGCAGAGTTGATATCCGGCCAGGCACACGAGGCCGTTTGCGCGCCACTCGCGGCGCCCCTTGCCCCACCGAGCAGCGAAAGACGGCGTCGACGTGATGCCGACGTTACTGACGATGTCACCGTCCGGCGTGCGCCACAGCGTCGAGTTTTTGCGGCACCCTATGAGCAGCATCCCGGCGCCGCGGTAGATGGCGCCGTCGCCGCACTGTGTGGCGTCCGAGTACGATACGACCCACTCCACGGCGGAACGCTCGCGGCGGATGATGCGCCAGAGCACGGAGAGCGCGCGCGACTCGGCATTGCGCGGGAGCGCGTCAGAGAACGCCATGCGGTTGATCTCGATGTACGTGGCTGCCGTCGTGCCCTCGACGATGTGAGCCATGCACGGCGTGCAGACCCCCTCGCCGCACTGGATGGCGCCGAGGAGGTCGCCGCGCCAGAAGACCCCGACGTGGAGCACGCTCTTGACGTAGGTCTTCCCGCTGTAGTGCCAGCGGCGGACACACTCGTCCGCCTCGTGGCGCGGGATGATGCGGAGCTCGATCTCGCGAGCGCTCATCCGAAGCTCTTGATGAGGCCGCCGGAGCGGAGGATCTGCTCACGCGAGAGAGGCGCGCCGTACACCTTGCCGCTCATCATCGCCTGGAGCTCTACCACCGACTCGTCGGCCTTGATGGCCTTAGCCAGCGCCGTCATCTCGCGCGCTTCGGTGATGTAGTACTCGCGGCCCAGGTAGGTGATGGTCAGCATGGTCTCTCCTCGGTTGGCTCACTTGGCGCGCTTGTAGACCTTCGCGAGCCGGTCCGAGGTCTGCAACTCGGCGCACACGGTTGCGTCGGCGACGAGCCCGTACTCGTGCACGATATTCAGGTAAAACGACCCGAAGAACGCGCAGCTTTTGCGGTTCGTCCGGTAGTCCCAAGCGGCGACTGGCCGGGTGTTCATGCTGCCTCGATGTCGGCCGGGCAGCCGTAGCGGGTCCAGCAATGCGGCATCGTGCCGACCATCACATCCGCGCGGCTGTGCGGCGCGAGCCAGACCGACGTCTTCGACCGGCCCGACTTGACCTTGATCTGCTTCGTCACGCCGACCATCTCCACCGCCGTGACGGTGTACACGCGCCCGTAGAGGCGGAACGCGTCGCCCGGCTTCGCCGCGCTGAGAGCCGCGTGATTCAGGTCGCAGCGGCGAAGCAGGCTGAGGATGTCGGCGGTCGTGTCAGTCATGGTTTTTCTCCTCTTTCGTCGGCGTCCCTCGCTCGACTCACCCATTATGGGGCCTCC